ACCAAATACTTTGAGTAGATATGTTAAAAAGGCTGATAAGCAAGCAGATAAAGCTTCTGATAGTTATTCTAGAGCAGCAGCAAGGCGTTCTGACTTTGCAAGTGATACACCTGCTATGGCTAAAAATGCTAAAAAGTTTGCAAAACGCGATGCAGGAGCAGCTTTGGCTAGAAAAAAACTAGCAAATCAAAATGAAGCAGTCGATCTTGACAAAGCATCTAAGAGCGATATGCTATGCAAAGAGTGTGGTGATCAGTTCGGTAAGCCTACTAATGAGAAATGCATGTACGATGCATACGATAAGTTGGGTGAGAACTGGGTTACAAAGGAAATGTACGAGGGTCTAGATATTACTGAAATCTCTCTTGATATGCTTACTAAAAAGATTTCTAATTCTGGTATGGCTACTACTAAAAAGGCCAATAAGATGGATAAAACAAAAAATGATCTTGCTGCACTGAAAGCAAGACTTGCTGGAAAGCCAGCTCTTGCGAAAGAAGCTAAAGAAGACGACGAACCAGCTTCACCTGATGAAGCGAGCATGGCACTTAAACAACTCGAGTTTATTGAATATGCTGCAGAAGAAATGATGGATCATATTAAATCTGGTAAAGAATTTCCAGAGTGGTTCCAGAATAAACTTTCAAAAGCACACGGCGAGATTGAAGGCTTACATTCTTCTATGGGCGAGCACGGTGAAGATGAAGAAGATATGAAAGAAGCCGTTCGCCGTAAAGGTGCACCTAAAATGAAAGGTGACTTTTTTGCAATGCAACGCGCAAAAGACGCAGAACTTAACAAAGCCCTTGGTCGCACAAAGACTGGTCGTAAAAAACCAGTTCGCCAAATGACTTCTACTCAGCGTTCACTTGCTCAACTTCGTCGTGAAGAAACTGAACTCGATGAAGGTATTTCTAACAACATGCGCTTGATTAGTAAAATCAAAAACTCAGGTGTTGTTAAATCTGGTTCTATGTCCAAAGATACTAAACCGGCTCCTAAAAAAGAAGGTATAGATACTGCTGCTGATAAAAAACCAGAAAAGTTTATTAAGCCTGATGGTAAGATTGGCGTTCGTATGGTTCCAATGGACAAAAATATTGTAGATAAAGATAAGTAATATGGAATCTTTCAAGCGATATATGGCAGAAAGAGGCGAAGACTCTAAAGGCCATTTTATCAGCACCGAAAAAGGTGCTGGTATGACAGCCAAGGGAGTTAAAGCTTTTAGGAGTAAAAACCCCGGAAGCAAACTTCAAACTGCTGTTACTGGAAAAGTAAAACCTGGTAGTAAAGACGCAAAACGACGTAAGAGCTTTTGTGCAAGGATGAGCGGGATGCCTGGGCCGATGAAGGACGAAAAGGGTAGACCGACACGTAAAGCAATGTCGTTAAAAAGATGGAAGTGTTAATGTCTGACTACAGTAGATTGGATCGGATTGAAGAAAAGATCGACAAGTTGACTGATGCCATGGTTACTATTGCCAGAGCAGAGGAAAAACTTGTGAATATGGAGCAAAAATATTCTGCTCAATATGATCGTATGAACAAGTTTTCTGAAAAACTTGATGCTCTTGAAAAGATTACATCTGAAAATTCTCAGACGGTATATACTATTAATAAACTCTTTTGGGTTGCACTAATTGCAGTGGTTGGTGCCATTGCCGCTAACCTCTTAATGTAAGGAAAAAAAAATGAACTACAAAGATATCTTAGCAATGGGCGAGGCATATAAGAAAGTTGCTGAAGCCGGTTGCAAAACTCCTAAAAACGAAGCAATGGATCCAGTGGATGCCAAAGAACTTAAAGGTAAGCACAAAGACCGTAAAGACAAAGACATTGACAATGATGGTGATGTTGATAAGTCTGATGAGTATCTTCACAAGCGCCGCAAAGCTGTTTCTAAAGCCATGAAAGGTAAAGAAACCGAGACTGAAGTTCAAACTCAAGAATCAAAACTAATGACAAAAGCGCAGAAACGCGCTTTGCAGAATATTAAAGTGCAGCCAAAGGACAAAGTTTCTTTGAAGAAAGCTCCTTGGGATATGAAGAAAGAAGAAGCTGAAGAACTTGATGAGCTTTCACAAGATACTTTACGTAATTATCATGGTGCTGCAGCTCTTGATCTTAGAAAGAAAAGAGAGAAACTTAATAAAGGTACTCTGACCTCTAAAGATTATAAGCAGGGGCAAAACCGCGTAACTGGTTTGAATAGAGCTGCTAATAAAATGGAAGAGGTAGAGATTGACGAAGCAACTGCCACAGTAAAACAACAAAAGACCCTCAAAGCTCTTATGACTAAAGCTCTTGATGGCAAACGCGCAAAGCCAGGAACAACATCTGCAATTGCCACTAATGGTGATTTTGTTGTTAAAGATAGCGGCAGCCGTATTATTGGTAGACTCAAAGCTGGTACTTACACTGATCCTTTGAAAGAAACAGTCGAAGAAGCTAAAGATCACGGTAATACAAACAACGGTTCTCCTGCAGGTGAAGGTCTTTCTCCTTCTGCAAAAAAAGAGCTTGAGCGTAAAACTCCTATGAATCCAGCAACAGATGCAGAAGCGGTAAACAATCTTAACTTTAAAACTTTTAAAGCTATGATTAAAAAAGCGACGATGCGCTCAAAAGACAATGCGCAAGGTGACAAAACTCCACCAAAAACAGGAAAATAATAATGGCTATTACTCCTCCAGCATTTCAAAAAGACGCTGTCCCTTCATTGAAGGGATGGCATCATCCTAAGACGAATGAGCTTCTCAAGTCAACTCGTCACACCCAAGCTCAGATTGATGAGTTTAATGGTATTACAGCTGTCGAATCTCCAATTGCTATCGAAATTGCCGAAGTAGTTGAAGATGTAGTTACATTGCGCTGGGAGCAGCCTGTTGTTATTGCAGAAGGCATCATAGATAGTACTAATGACATTCCTGATGATCTTGAAGCTATGACTAAAAGGCAACTTGAAGAATATGCCCGCGGCTTTGGCGTAGAACTTGACCTCAGTTTATCGAGAAAGGCACTATTAGACGAAGTACTCTCATTAGTAAAAAGATAATTAAATGAATAATGATGATTTACTGGAAGAAGATCTAGTAATATTTGCAGCAAAACACTACTACTCACCTTTAGGTAAAATAGACCCTGAAGAGTTTTATGCAGATTTGAAAAGATTTAAATATATCAAGCGCCTTGTTAATAGGCATTTGGAAACTGGTGCATTAGCAGAGCGCTTGATATTAAACCATCTTATAGTCATTTTCAATGTATTTGGAAACTATGGCGCTATTAGGATTTTAGGTTTAAAACTTACCGATGAGCAATGGACTGTAGTTAAGCCGTTTCTCCAGTTTTTGAAATATGTTCGTGATAACCAACTATCTGACATTGAATCAGATCAGATAGTAGTAGATAAACTTAAGAGGATATAATGGGTATTATCAAACGCGCCGGTGATTTAGTCTATACATTTAGATTTCTCACATTGCTTACTACACCATTCGATAAAACGAAAGCGTTTGAAGCTGGTATTATTGATGCTGATGGTAAACGCAACAAGCAATTTAATACAAATACTATTGAAGACCGCGACGCATATAAGAACTTTTATACTCCTTTCCATAGACTTGTATTTAATGTAAAACGTCTTATGGCCAAAGCGCCTGGTGGAAGCAGCAGTATTGCTTCATATGCTGCCGGCTTATATCTTATTAAAGAAAACTATAGCGTATCAGAGAAGAAGATCCTTAAAGGTCTTGCCGATATTGGTATTGATTCAACAGATTTACTTGCAGAAGAAAATCAGTGGTTTGTATTAGAAAATAATCAGTTATCACCTGGCGTCTATATTTTAAAAAATGAAAAAATCATTGATAACGTTGATATAATGGTTGCCAAAGGATCTAAAGTTAAAGTCGCTGAAGATTCTTTCCCAGTTGGCGATATTTTTGGAATGAATATTTATGAAGCGACTCATATTAGGACAAATAAAAAAGTGTACATTACTTCATCGGAGATTGTTAGATGAAACCAGAATGTGAAAAATGCGCAGAATATGGCTCTGAGTTCTGTAAAGATTGCCTTAATGAAAAAGAAATAGAAAACGAGCATCCTAACTGCGGTACTCCTGATTGCTGCGGCGAATGTGAAACTGCTTTTTGTAATGATTGTTTAACTGAAAGCAAAATGACACAAGCGCAGCTAAGTTCACTAGAAAAAATTCTAGACAAAGCATTTGCCCGTCTTGGTATTGATATTAACTTCACTAAACACTTCTTTGATCGTGTAAACGATGTGCGTAACAAAGAGCAAATCACACCAAAAGAAATCGCTCTTTTGTTTAAAAAAGAATATGTGAAATACGGAAAGCCGATTTCAAAGTTGCCTCCTGGCTCGGAAGCTGTTATGAAAGACCTTGAATCAGACATTAACATTCCATTCGTAATCAAATACGATGCAAAGAACAAAGAAATAGATTTGGTCGCAAAGACTATTATGCGTAAGAAAAACTTCACATCACCAGACAAAACATATCCCGTTGAGCAAGTCACACTTGATGAGGGTGTTAATGATCCAGCAATCTTTAAAGCAGTATTTCTTGCTGGTGGTCCAGGTTCTGGTAAGTCTTTTGTCGTGGGCAAAACAGCGCTCACTGCGCTTGGATTTAAAGTAGTTAACTCTGATGACGCATTTGAGCGTGGTCTTAAAAACGCAAATATGGATATGACTCCAGAGAATATCTACTCTCCAAAAGGTCAAGAGATTCGTAACAAAGCAAAAGCTCTTACAAAGAATAGACAGCAAGGTTATTTGAATGGTCGTCTCGGTCTTATCATTGATGGCACGGGCAAAGACTACGGAAAAATCACAAATCAAGCAGACGAACTCAAACGTCTAGGTTATGAAGTCGCTATGATTTTCGTTAACACAGATGAAGATACTGCACTCAAGCGCAATCAAACGCGCGGGCGTTCACTTCCAGACGCTACTGTATCAAAGATGTGGAAAGACGTTCAAAAGAACTTGGGTAAGTTTCAGAACTACTTTAGACAGAAAATATTTATTGTTGACAACTCAGAAGACTCGAATTTTGAGGGAGCTGTTATGTCAACATACAAAGCTATATCTGCGTGGTCAAAAACAAAGCCAGCATCAAAAGCAGCGACTGGATGGATCAAAAGTCAACGTCCGGTAAAAGAAGAGCTTGGTATGACTACGGCATCTGCAGGCATTCCACAGGATACAAAAGACATGGGACCTCGTTTCAAAGCACACAATGTCACTGACAGACGCCGCAGAAAAGACAAGTCGCCAGTTGTTCTAAAAAGATTTAGGAAGTATATGGAAGAAAAATAATGCTTAAGATTTATATTTTTCTAGCAGTATTGGCAGTATTTGGTGGTATAGGTTACGGTGCATACGCATACTATACTAGCACTCAGGCAACTATTGCATTATTAAGAGAAAACAACACAAAGCTTGTTATTGCTGCAGAAACACTACAAGATACTATTGATCAAATGGAAGCGAACCAAGCTCGAAATGAAGAACTTAATAAAGAGTTATCTTCTGCTCTTCAGAAAGCTGAAGGTAAACTTGACGGACTTCGTAAACGTTTTAGTCAAATTGATATTGTTCGTGAAGCTCAAGCTGAACCAGACAAAATGGCAGAGAGAATCAATCGTGCCGTTGATAGACTTAGAGAGGAATTGATGAATGAAACATCTACTGTGGATAGTTCCAGCAACACTGATTCTGAGTAGTTGCGGTGCGGGGTCTATTGACGAAAAGATCGTAACGCAAACAAAATACACAAAGCAAAATATTCAGATTCAAGAGAGACCTAAACCTGTTGACTTTCCTGATACTGAATGGTTTGTGGTATCAGAAGAAAACTTTGATGAAGCCATAAAGAAAATTGAAGAACATGGTGGATCAGTTACCTTTATGGCTATTACGCCTAAGGGTTATGAAAACCTATCTATCGGTGTGGCCGAACTCCGTAGATATATCCTTCAACAGAAGGAAATTATTGCTTACTATGAAAAAGCAATAGAAGGCCCTACCCCTAAAAAATAATACAATATGTAGTAACATTTTATCTGGTTTCTGTAATAAACGCGGTTTACGGAAACCATAAAGCAATATATAATACTACCATAGACAATTTAAAATGTTTCAGAATAGCAATATTCTGAGGGGCCGCCTTATTCGCTTTTTGCTGCAGGAGAAATAGATGCTATTCGAAGAACAAATTTCCAGAAAACCAAATCACTATCCATGGACTAATGACTTTATTGAGGCCATTTGGAGTGGCTTTTGGACGCCTGAAGAGTTTAATTTTACGTCAGACTATTCTAATTTTAAGACAGATATGAATGCTCAAGAGAGACAAATTCTAATCCGTACACTTTCTGCCATTGGCCAAATTGAAGTAGCTGTTAAGACTTTTTGGTCTAACCTAGGCGATAACTTGCCACATCCCGCGTTGCGCGATCTCGGTTATGCGATGGGCAACTCAGAAGTTATTCACAATATGGCATATGAGAAACTCCTAGAAGTTCTACAGCTAAATGATATCTTTGAAGAAAATCTAAAAGATCCGGTTGTATCTGGACGTGTGGATTATTTGCGTAAGTACCTATCAAAGGTTTACAAAGATGATAAAAAGCAGTATATTTACGCTATCACACTATTCACTTTGTTTGTTGAAAATGTATCACTATTCTCACAGTTCTATATCATTCTTCATATGAATAAGAATAAAGGTATTCTCAAAGATACAGCACAGCAAGTAAAGTATACGCGTAACGAAGAAATGTTGCATGCTCAAGTTGGTATTAAACTGATCAATACAATGCGTCAAGAATACCCAGAGCTTTTTGACGCTGAAATGGAAGAGCGTATTGCTCATGAGTGTGAAGAGTCTATTCGTTGCGAATCAGAAGTAATCCGTTGGATTATGGGCGATTACGAAGAAAAGGGTTTGAACTCAGATATTCTTGTCGAGTTCATTAAAAAACGTATGGTTGAGTCACTAGAGCAAATTGGCTTTAACCACAATATTACATATGACGAACATCTGATTAAGGAAACCAAGTGGTTTGACGAGGGTTTATACGGAACCAACATGGTTGACTTTTTCAATGGCAGACCAGTAGACTATGCCCGTGGTCAAGGCATCTCAGCAGACGATTTATTTTAAGGAAACATAAATGGCATTTAAATGGCTAAACAATGACTCACGGACATTCCTCAGCCGTGGGTATCTACAACCAGGCGTGACTCCTGAAAACCGCATCCGTAAAATTGCTGAAGCGGCTGAAGAAATTCTAGATCAACCTGGCTTTGCCAAAAAGTTCTATGACTATATGAGTATGGGGTTTTATAGCCTATCCTCTCCAGTATGGTCAAACTTCGGGGAAGAAACAGGACTTCCGATTTCGTGTAATGGCGTTTTGGTTGAAGACTCTATTGAAGAGATCCTACAAAAAACAGCAGAAGTAGGTGTACAGACAAAGCTTGGAGCTGGAACATCTGGGTTCTTTGGCAACATTCGACCTCGTGGAAGTCACATTAAAGGAGGAGGAAAAGCTGATGGACCTGTTCATTACCTACGCATGTTTGACGTTGGCACTGACGTTATTTCTCAAGGTACCACTCGCCGTGGGGCTTTTGCTGGTTATCTTAACATTGATCACCCTGATATCATGGAATTCCTAGAGATCCGTGAACCTGGTGCAGAAATTCAAAATATCAGTCTAGGCATAACCATTCCCGATGAGTGGATGCAATCTATGATTGATGGAGATACAGACAAGCGTAATATTTGGGCAGCAGTGCTTCGTAAACGTAAAGAAACTGGCTACCCATATCTGTTCTTCTCTGATACGGTTAATGATAACAAACCTCAGGTTCTTAAAGACAAAAACCTTCCCATTTGGGCATCAAACCTTTGTTCAGAAATTGCACTTCCATCAAGTGTAGAATGGACATTTGTATGTAACCTATCATCTATGAACCTTGCTACATGGGATAAGTGGAAGTATACTGATGCGGTTGAAACGCTGACTTATTTCCTTGATGCTGTTATGGAAGAATATATCCGTAAGACAGATGGGCTACGTTTCATGGAATCAGCTAACTTGTTTGCAAAGACTTGGCGAGCACTCGGTATTGGTCAGCTTGGTTGGCATACACTTCTACAAAAGAAACGTATCCCGTTTGAGTCATTCCGTGCCCTTGAACTTACTGAAGAAATTAGTAAGTTTATTGACGAGAAATCTCTTGAAGCTTCTAAAGAGATGGCAGAGGAATATGGCGTTCCTTCAGGCCTTATGGGATATGGTATTCGTAACCTTACACGTTGTGCTATTGCTCCTACAACATCTTCTAGCTTTATTCTTGGACAAGTATCACCATCAATTGAACCACTTGCATCAAACTATTTTGTAAAAGATCTTGCTAAAGGTTCATTCACTTATAAGAACCCGCATCTTATGGCAGTTCTAGAAGGATATTCTAAGAACAATGATGAAACGTGGGATAGCATTTTGATGAAGAAAGGTTCTGTACAACACTTGGACTTCTTGACGCAGAACGAACGTGATGTGTTTAAAACTTTCTCTGAGATTAGTCCTATTAACGTAGTACAACAAGCCGCTGCAAGACAGACATATATAGATCAGAGCCAGTCTTTGAACTTGATGATTCCGCCTTCAGCTTCTGCTAAAGATGTTAACGCGTTGATTATTGAGGGATGGCGGCTTGGCATTAAAACATTTTATTACCAGCGGTCGTCAAATCCTGCACAGGAACTTGTTAGGGATATTTTGACATGCGTCAGTTGCGAGGCATAAATTGAAAATAGCAGAATATATTTGCGAATGTGATTACTGCGGCTCGGAAACCCGAGTCGTGGTAATTAACGAAAGAGAAGAACCATTGTTTTGTTCTATGTGTGGCCAAGAATCTGGCCATGCTTTCCTTGATGGAGAAGAAGATAGCGATGACTAACTATCACATACTGAAAAACTTACCTCAAGAATTTTTAGATTTAATAAAAGAAGAATGGCTAATTGCCAAACCAAATCTTAAAAATTCTGCTGATTTTCGCTATGTAGTTGCTGATAAAAATCAGGATTATGTGCTTATTAATAAATCTCATAAAATTTATGACATTGTAAATAAATTTATTAGTGTTCCACATGAAGGTTTGTCATTCCTCATTAATAATCCAAATACCGGGTTGGGTCCAGTCCATATTGATGCTTCAAGAATGTGTGCAATTAATATTCCGCTTGAAGTAGACTTTATTAACTCGTGTTTTTTTATTGAAAATCAGGAATGCACTGAAAGACCATTCCATAACCAAGATGGACAATTGCATCCCGGAACTAAGCGATTTTTATATGAACCTCAAAAATATGATTATTATAACTCTAGAGAACCAGTGTTAATGAATACTAAAAAGACTCATGGTTTTTTTAATTATTCAAATAATTCGCGTGTACTGTTTAGTATCTCATTTACACGACCATACGAGGAAGTATTATCGGAGATAATTAGCAATGACTGAATATAACAAATATCCAAATATGAAAATCCTACATAATATGCCGCAAGATTTTATTGATCTTTGCGTCAATTTATGGGAAACAACTAAAGATGACGCTGTAAATGGACTTAATGGCAACAGAATTTACGTCGACGATCACGTGGAAAAGTTTATTGAGTTTAATTCTGAAGAATTAAACAGCCGCTTTGAAGAAATATTTGGTCTTAAAGTTTGGGGAACTATGTGGCTTATAAGTCATGCTAATATAGGAATGGTGCCTATTCATATTGATAGCAATAGGCCTGTTGGAATTAATATCCCCATATCAGTAGATTTAAATAATAGCTGCTTTTTTATTGCAAATCAGGAATGCACGCGACGAGCCCTATATCCCGGAGAAGTTCCAGAAGATAGAGTTGAACATGCTGTAAGATACGAATATGAGCCTGAGAAATACGATTGGTATAATGTAGAAAAACCTTTAATACTTAATGCATGGGCCGCGCATGGATATTTTAATCGAGCGAAAGAACGGCGAGTAATGCTAAGTATTTCCGTTGAAGGATTGTATGAGGAAATTTTACCTAAGATCCCGCTTGAGTTATACACCTAGTTTAGCGTTCCATATATAGTACGTAATGACACTTAATGGATTGTTGACGAACATATGTGGTACTATAATAATGAGGCCTACGAGCCGTCTGAAGGAGACCTAAAAGAGTGGGTGGGATTTGTTTATGTTATTACCGATAAATCCAATAATAAGATGTATGTTGGAAAGAAGACGTTTTGGTCTAAACGAACATTACCGCCGCTCAAAGGCAAAACCCGTAAAAGAAGAAGCGTTGTTGAATCAGATTGGAAATCCTATTATGGATCCTCCGATCTGGTTAAGCAATTGTTACTTGAGGCCGGGGAACAGAACTTCCATCGTGAAATATTATACTTTTGTAAATCGAAGGGAGAGATGGGATATCTCGAAGCCAAAGAGCAGTTTGATAGAAATGTATTGTTAGATGATAACTATTACAATGGCATCATTAACTGCAAAATACACAGAAGCCATGTAAAAAGTTTAAAATAAAAATTATATTTAGGTGTTTACAACTAAATATTCCTATGGTATAACAGTTATATCAAAAGGAGACATACAATGATCACCATCCACCAAATCAAACTTACCGAAGATCAAATTGCGGCAGTAAATCACGGAACAGTAGTTCCTGCCTTTGAAGCAAAAATGAGTGTTCAACTTGACGCCAAGAAATTTAAGACTGAAAATTTTAAATTCTATACAGAAACAGTCTCGGTGGATACTGATGATCTTGAAGTTGCCTTTGAAGCTACAAACTTGTGGAATATGCCACAGATTACAAAAAAATTCAGTGATGCTGTCTACTCATCTTCAGTAGGTGATATTTTCCAGAAAGGTGATAGATACTTTATGGTTGATACCTTTGGATTTAAAGAGCTTTACTTCTTCGCAGATGAGCTTATCTAAATTATAGGCAGGGTTTACATTCCCTGCCTATTTTAGTATAATGTATAGATTAAACAAAGGAAGTATATAATGATCTTGATTGACTATTCAGGTATCTCTATTGCCCCTATTGCTATGGGTGCAGTAAAGTGGGATGATGAAAACCTTATTCGCCACATGATTTTGAACAGTATTCGCTTATATCGCAAGAAGTTTAAATCATATGGCGATGTAATTATCGTGGGAGATAACGGCGGCAACTGGCGCAAAGATGTTTATCCTGAGTATAAAGGTAAACGGAATAAAACCCGTGATGAGTCTAAAATCGACTGGGACGTTGCATTTAAAAGCATTAATCTAGTCTTAGATGAAATTCGTGATAACTTCCCATATAAAGTTATTAAACAATATGGTTGCGAAGCGGATGACACTATTGCCGAAATCGTAAAATGGACTCAAGAGTTTGGTAACTATGAGGAAGTTATGATCGTATCTGCTGATAAAGACTTCAAGCAGCTTCATAAATATGGAAACGTGTCGCAGTATTCGACTATTACTAAAAAGCTGGTAAAGGTTGAAAACCCACGACTAGAACTTATGGAGCATATCCTTAAGGGCGATCAAGGTGACGGTGTGCCTAACGTTCTTTCTGATGATAGAGTATTTGTTGAAGAACGACGTCAAAACGTCCTATCAGCCAAGAAAAAAGCAGCTCTTATGGAAGACCCTAAATCTTTGGGTGAAGAAGTCTATCGCAATTATCTTAGAAATAAAAAGATGATTGATTTAACAGAAGACTCGGCATGTCCTGAGTCTGTAAAACAAGAAATCATAAATAGTTTTGTAAGCCAAGATCCGTCTGGCAATAGTAAAAAAGTTATGAATTATTTAATTATGAAGCGTTGTAGGCTTCTATTGGAATGTGTGGGAGACTTTATTTAATGGCACTAATGGTATATGAAGTTTTGGAAAAATTTGCCAAAGCTGAAACACGTAATGAAAAGATTAAAATTCTACAGGATAATAATAGTCAAGCTCTGCGTGACATTATTCAAGGTTCGTTGGATCCTCGTATCGTATGGTTGTTGCCTAAGGGCGATGTTCCATATACTGCGTGTGACCCACATAACGCGCCGACGACCCTACTAAAAAAACATAAAGACTTCTTATATTGTGCTAAAGGTGGCAAGGGCGATAATATGCCTTCCGTCAAGCGTGAAAAGATTTTCCTTGGGATTGTTGAGTCCATCCATCCTAAGGACGCAGAATTGGTGTGCAAAATGATTAACAAAAAGCCGCCAGTAAAAGGTCTAACTGTAAAACTAGCACAGGAGGCATTCCCTGGCTTGTTATAGTTTAGACGTTAATTTTAAACCTTAATCAGAAGTGTGTTCGTTTATGCGATCACACTTTTTTTATTTGGAGACAAACTTATGGTTTCAGCAACAATCGACCGCTTAAAGAAAGATTCACGAAATCTCGGATGGGCCGCGGCAAGATATAGAAAACAAGGAAGAACAGATAGAATGTATAAAGTATTAAACAAAAAAGCTTATCTAGACGACCAAATTGCTGAAATAGAAGAAACGCTCCTAGTACTAGTATCTGCATAGTTATACAATAGCCTCGGTTGCAAAAATAAATGCAATCGGGGCTATTTTTTTATGTACAGCACCGATATTGTAGTGTAGAAATTATATAACATAAGGAGATACACAATGACAAACATCACATTCACTCAAACAATCGCCAACCAAATTCCTCAAGGCCTTGACCGCTACGATCAAATCTTCGCAGCTAAGGAACTGATCCTTAAAACCGATTCTCATATCCTAGCTACATGCAGAGAGACTCTAGAAGAAATTGAAGAAATTATCTTACAAAGGGATGTATTACAAAAATAAGGGTGTACAAACCCTTCAAACTCTGTATAATAAAGTTAACAACTTTAAGGTGGGACAGTATACCATGAATATTTTCATACTTGACAAAAATCCAGTTAAAGCAGCACAGCTTCAGTGCGATAAACATGTGGTTAAAATGGTATTAGAGTCAGCACAAATGCTCTCTACAGTACATCGTGTGTTAGATGGTAAGCTTACTAAGATTCCCTCTAAGTCTGGTAAGACTATGGTTAAGCATTGGAAATTGGACCATCACGATGATATTATCTATAAGGCTGTACACGTAGGCCATCCGTGCACTGTTTGGTCTATGGAATCCAATAACAACTACAATTGGCACTACGTACACTTTGTAGCTCTGCATGACGAGTTTATGTATCGTTATGGTAAGACGCACAAATCGTTCGACGATCTTGGCGAAATCCTTAAGTCACCTCCTCGTAACATCCCAGTCGGTCCGCTTACACCATTTAAGCTTGCAATGGGTGCAGCACCAGAGTGCATCAATCCCCATGATCCAGTTGGTTCCTATCGTGCATTCTATCAAACCAAGCAAGATCGCTTCTCTATGGATTGGACTAAGCGGGATATTCCAGAATGGTTTGAAAAAAAGTGTGCATAGGGGTTTACATTTAATTTGAAATAGTGTAGTATAGTTATATCAACAAGGAGATATCTTATGCATACCTACTCTGAAGAACTCTTCTCGGACTTCCACAAAGACACCTACGGTTTCCGTCCTCGTGCACATGAATTCTACGATGCCACCCCCGAGCGTAAGCAGGAAATCTGGGATGCTATGGGTGTGGATTTCGACATCGAGCAAGAGCGTGAGCGTTTTCAGAAGACGGAAGACCTTGCTGCTTTCTACCGTGAGATTGAAATGCACATTGCCTTTGGCGCAAAGGATCGGGTTGATGCTCTTCGCTGGATGACTCAGGGTGAAAAGTTCTACCATCAACAGGATGTTGAGCATTGGGTTTGGAATCAAGGGATCCTTTTCACCGATGAAGGTCGTGCTCTTGTGAAAGAGCTTATGGGAATCGTTAAATTTGAGGAGTGGAACTAATGTGGGCAATTGAAGCACGTAACTTTGGTCCTGATGCAGACTATTTCTATCTTTCTGGTTTGGCCGAAGCAGAGTCTAAGAAAATGCACAAAAACTTTGCTAACTCTGGTGAATGGGCTATGGTTCGTTCATGGGATAAACGAGCAGAGTGGGAGCAGGAAAAAGCCAACGAACGTATTCGCAACTGGAAGAAAAATGTTTCTTGACTTTTGTGGATACAAACTCTCTAAGCTACAAGAGGATATGATCCAAAGCGCTGCTAGTCACGCTCTGAATTTACTTGTATCGAAGCGTATGAAAAATACACTTGAGATTACCATTACAATCGAAAAGAATCTGCTACATGAGCGTAACATTTGGGGTGACATGGATGTTGATGATGATGATCGTTCTCCTAAACTCTTCGAGATCCGTCTCAACTATTCCGGTGTACGCTCGTTCAAACAACTGATAAGAACACTTGGTCATGAACTTGTTCACGTTAGCCAGTTTGCTACTCGTCGTTTGCGCAACTTATCCGGCCCATGTAGAGTGGGATTTCTTACTGAACACTACAACACTATAGAAACAGAATATTATTCCAGACCATGGGAAATAGAAGCACATGAACTCGAAGAAGAAATCTACAACTACATCCTCGAAAAAGACCCGAAAATCGAAGACTACATCAAATCTAAGAATTGCCGGGGATGGGCAATCTCTGTTCGCAGCGGTAACATATGACATATTAGAAGAAATACAGTTTGGGAAAGAGGGTACACATTTACGATTAGTGGAGTCCCATATCGGTAAAAAAAGATATATACAATGTTGGTCCACTTTATCCAACCAATGGAACAATATGTATTTGTATAACGTGAATGAACAATGGGCGAAATGGAAACATACACATGCCAGTATACACTCTCGAAGATCTAAAAACGAAACAGAGACACGATGTAACGTGCAGCTGGGACGAACTACAGACAATGCTAAACGAACAACCAGATGTAAAGCAAGTGCTGTCAGCCCCAAAGATAGTAAGCAGCCGAATGGGAAACAACGATCTAAAAGTACCGGACGGATTCAAGGATCTGCTAAAAAATAAAGTTAAAAAAGGCTCAGGAAAGGGCAACACCATTAATGTCTAGATCATATTCTTCTAATGCTATTCGCATAGAGCATCTTCCATCATTTAACCCTTTAACTGAAAATCAGAAAAAAGCATATGATGATTGGAAAGATAATAAAAGCCATCTAGTACTTTCTGGTTCTGCCGGTACTGGTAAAACATACATGGGCATTCGCTTTGCTATGGAAGCCGTTCTCGATAAAGAAAGCCCATATGAGCAACTTGTAATCGTACGCTCAATTGTGCCATCACGTAATATCGGTTTCTTGCCTGGAATGGAAGAAAAACTTGATCCATACAAGAAGCCATACCAACAACTCCTGACTGAGATTTTTAATAACAAAGAAGCGTGGTCTAAGCTTGAAGCAACTGGTCGTGTTGTATTTGAACCTACATCATTCTTACGTGGTACATCATATCATAATGCAATTATCCTTGTTGATGAGATGCAGAACCTAAACTTCCATGAACTTGACACTGTAGCCACTCGTGTGGGTTATAATTGCCGTATGATTATGTCTGGGGATTACTATCAGTCAGACTTTGATAAAGAAGATGAGAAGAATGGTATTCTTACATTTATGCGTATTGTAGAAGACATGGCTAAATTTGAGATTACCGAATTTACATGGAAAGATATTGTCCGTTCAGACTTTGTTCGTGATTATATTATGACAAAGGAAATGTTAGGTATTAAATGAGCCAGTTTGATCCAACTCGTCCTGGTTACTTGACCACTATTGATAAAGGTGTTGCTGACAAAATTTATCAATACTATTTGTCTAAAAAAGATGATGAAGAATTTGTCCATCAGTGTGCTTCTCATAGTCTAATAGATACGGCAATAAATCCTAAGTGGCAATCCGACTTATCTAATGAAATGGAATATCTTAAAAATTATACGTATCCATTCGGCGGAGATGTGTATTGCCATTGGTTAAAGGTATATAATGAAAATCAACATCATCTAGGAGGTTTTCTAGGATTGCATCAAGATTATGGCGAATTTCCCGAGTTAAAAAATCAGGGAAAAATGATGATAACAAATTCCATATTATTACATCAAAGTGATGATTTAGAAGGTGGTGAGCTGATCTTTGCTGGTGATTCATTTGATAACACTAAAGACAAAATTAAAGCGCCAGATAGACCTTATAATACTCAACACATAATGCACCGAATGGAAATTGATAAACAAAAAAATGTTGGAGACGTTATGTGGTGGCATGGTTATACCGTTCATGGGGTATCCAGAATAAAAAAGGGTAATAGAGTTACCTTTATGATTATTAAAACAACCGATATCAATGATAGATATTTTAAGAAAGAAAGAAATGGCTAAGTATACGCGTTTTGACCCTCGTAATAGAAAATATGGTCGTAACAAAGATCGATCTTTGAAAAAAGATTTTAGGATTCGCGAAGCTGAAGATAATAAAGCTAACAAATATTACGGTAAGAAAATAGAATGGGTGAATGTTGATGAGACCGAAGATCAGAGTACTTAGATATATCCGAAGAGTCTTGATTGCTACATCAATTTTAGTTAATGTTGTTTTAGGAGGTCATTCTAACCAAACGTTCTCGGCACGTAACCACGACCGGAAGAAAAATAACAAATATAATTTAGTGTGGTTAATTGATTTCTTGATATTCTGGGACGCCGATCATTGCATGATGAGTTGGCTATACTGGAAAACTCGAAAAGATATCCGAAAAGGCGGGGCAAGGTATTTACAAAACAAAGCTAACGTGATAAAATAACTTCATAATTGATAGGATATAATATGCGAATTTTGACTGATGTAGATGGCGTGCTCTTGAACTGGGAATACGCCTTTAATGTATGGATGAAAAGCCACGGCTATGAAGAAGATCTTTCTTTGGTCTCCAGTGAATATGATATGGGCATTCGCTATGGAATTTCATCCAAAAAGAAACGTAAGCTAATTAAAATGTTTAACGAGTCTGCTGCAATTGGTTTTCTTCCTCCATTGCGCGATGCTATTCATTATGTTCGTAAGCTACACGAAGAACATGGCTATGTGTTTCACGTGATCACTTCCCTTTCACTTGATCGTAATGCACAAATGCTTCGTGAGCAAAATCTAAAGAAATTGTTTGGGGAAACCGTATTTGAAAAGTTTGTTTATTGTGATACAGGAGCGGATAAAGATGAAGCTCTTGTGCCATATATTAACTCATTCGATGTTTGGATCGAAGACAAAATTGAGAATGCCGAACTCGGGCTTGATTATAATTTAGATTCTATCCTTATTGAACATGGGCATAATATGCACTATGATGGTGTTCCACTCATGAGGAACTGGAAAGAAGTTTATGAATATGTCACAGGAGAATAACTATGAGTGTATTTGAAATTCTAAATCTTCGTAGTCAATGGGAAGAATTGGCACGGAATCTAAATACTGATATAGATAGTTCTATCTCGGGCCTTAAAACATTTGTTGAGCATAGCTATAAGAGTAACCGATTTAAAGAAGGTTGGGCTGAAGCTATGGAAATTGCTGAAACTATTATAAAGGAATGCGCGAAGTGAAGCCATTTAAATATGAATACGAAAATAGACTATATGAAGTAAATTATGATCACTCTGCTGAGAAGCAAAGGTTGAACGATTTCTTTGATGAGAGAATTGATAATGATTATTACTCAGACGTCAATGGTGGAACTGTTGAGCTTAGAACATATCATGTCGATTATGGTATCCCTAAGCAATACCAAGATTGGATGTTTTTAGCAAATTATACTTCTGACCTATTGAAATCTATGGGGTCTAAAGTGGACATAATGGAATTTAAACATACACTTAAATTTGATTTTATTAGAATGCCTGCGCATGATATCCTTCCTCCGCATACAGCATCATTTGTTAGAGCATGTTGCTCTATTAATGTGCCAATGAGGGGTCGCTGTAAAATTGATATTTACGAAGATAATAAAGAAAACCCCCATACATATGGAGATAAGCTGGATCGCCATGAGTATACAAGTCCAATCCTATTAAACGTAAATCAATTTCATGGTGTTCATAACGATGAACCTGAGGAACGTATGGTTCTTAAAATTCATATGATGACTTTGCCTTACGACCGCATGGTAAAAAGCTTTTATGAACCAGTCAAATGCTTTGATTGGGAAGTTCCTTGGAGCTATAATCGCGGAACAAAACAAAGAATTTAATATGAAAAGGTTAATTTATCAAGTATATCTTGGAAAGAAATCTAAACTATACGATCACTGTGTTGAAAGTGTAGCAAAGTACGCAAAAAGAATCGGCGCTGAACATGTTGTTCAGCGCACGCCGCTTCTTATGATCGCTCCGGATCCATTTACATCAAACCGTAGTAAAGAGTCATATCAAAAGCACGGTGGGTTTCTTCCAATTTATGAGAAAGAGAATGCGTTTGCGTATTTTAAGTCTTATGATCAAATCGCTATTATTGACGCTGATATTTACATTCGGGATACTGCTCCTGATATCTTTGACGATGTTGATCAAAAGTATGATTTTGGTGCTGTGCTTGAGCGCGATATGCCTATGACCAATCAATATGAAGCAAAGATTAAAAACTATTCTAAGATGCAATATGGAATGAATCCAATCCGACAGTTGTTTGATTGGAACGGTAATTCTGGAGCTAACTTCTATAATATGGGTATGATGGTTATGAACAAATCATTTGCTACTCATTTAAAGGGTCAGACTCCTATGCAATTCCTACGTAGACCTGAGTTTAAGGCGTTTATCGATGGCGTTGGAGCATGGAAGTGGTCTACTGACCAAACTTTGCTTAATGTGTTTGTTAAAGAAAATAAAGTCAAATGTAAAGATATGGATTGGAAGTGGAATGGACTTTATACCGCAAATCCATTTATTAACGAGTGCCATTTTGTACACTTCTTCTTGAAAGATAAGCTTCCAAACCGCGGTGAAATTGTAGAAGATCTTATGAAGAATGTCTAGAACACTTTTTATACATATTCCAAAGAATGCCGGAACAAGCATATCTGCTTCTATGGTATGCTTTCCAGTATCTAAAAAATATATGACAAATAAAATGGCATCGGCTGAAGATATGTCTCCGATGAAGCCGATGCCTATAATGCACAAGCATATCCCATATAATTACTTAGATATTACTAAAATTAATCGATTCGATAATACATTTGCCGTTGTTAGGAATCCTTGGGCTAGAATGGTTTCTTTATACCATTATGCAGATAAAATATCTGATGCAGTAGCCGGAACTCCTTATTATCAACCACAAATAAGTTTTAATGAATTTATCGATAGGATGGACTCTTTTAGAATGAGCTCAACCTATTATTGGAATCATCCTTATGACCAATGGGGTGCTCAGCTCGACTGGGTTACAAAACAGGGTAAGGTTAAAGCTGATATACTGAGATACGAAAATATACAAACAGATTTAAACCACTATTTTGATAAAGATGTTGAACTTAAAAAGAAAAATATAGGTTCATATAAAAAACATTATACGGAATATTATAATGATGAACAAAAGCAAAGGGTAGCGGATTGGTTTAGGTTGGATATAGAATATTGGGGATTTACATTTGATTCAGGGGCAAAAAGAAACTATTGGACGAAATAACACAAAAGAAAATCTTTATTCATATTCCAAAAAATGCTGGATCAACTATACAATCCGCTGAAGCTTTGCAGGGCAAGATTGTTAATATATCTCCAGAAATTCAAAGAGATGATAATTATGCAAAAGAAGTTTTAGACCATGTTGCATTTTTTCCGATTTCAGATAATGAACAAGAGTCTATCCCAGCTGACGAAATACTCCAGCAACACTGTAGATGGTTGGATCTAAATCCCGCTATAACTAAAAAGTATAATTCATTTGCTGTAATAAGAAACCCCTGGGCTAGAGTAGCATCACGATATTTTTATGCATTAAAGGAATCTATGTCTGGCCTTAAAGTAGCCGTTGATGTATCTTCATTTGAGTCTTTTATAGGGGAAAGGCATTATTGGGGAAATAAGCCTTATATGTGGCACAGCGCTATTAGAGGATGGTATTGCGCAGCAGATTATGTAACAGATTTAAATGGTAATTTAGTATGCGACATGCTTTCATTTGAGAATTTAGATACAGAATTGTGCGAATATTTCTCATTAGAATCACCTCCTCCTCGTCAAAATATTACTGGAGTAGGCGCCGGAAAATATGCTAATATATACACTAAAGATACTATTCAAATTATAGCTGATTGGTATAAAAAAGATATTGAAATGTTTGGTTATGACTTTGACACTGGCCCAACTAAAAACACCTGGAAGGAAATTGTGATATGATGCACGGTGTAGGTGGAACTGATTCAGTTCACATTTTAGAATTTATTAAAGCTGGTAGTATCGGCGCGGAGATTGGCGTTTGGCAAGGGTTTACTTCTGAAAAATTCCTGAAAAGAAATCCAGAAAAATTATACTTAATTGACCCTTGGGGCGTTGAGGCTTATAAACCTTCGCTTAATGTGGACGATGATACGTTTAATTATAATAAATATATTAATCGATATAAGAGTATTGTCGGTTCAAGTGATCCGGCTATGTTTCAAAAACATTATGATAAAGTTCATGATAATGTAGTTAAAAAGTTTAAAAATAATGAAAACGTAGAAGTTTGCCGTATGCTATCGACTGAATGGTTTGCGGCATATGATGGTCCAAAATTAGACTGGATTTATATTGATGGAGACCATTCTTATACTGGAGTTATTAATGATTTGAATGCCTCATTAGCTGTCGTTAAACCTGGAGGGGTTATTATTGGCGACGATTATAAATGGCATAACGATGGCGATAAAGGTGGTGTTAAAAAGGCCGTCAAAGAATTCATTGAAACCAATAATTTAACAGTTAAGCAATATGGCAAGATTCAATTTGTAATTCAACTATGAAAGTAAATATTACATACGTATCAGAATTTGATAAGTCGGTTTATCAGGCAAAACAATGCAAAGTTTCTTGTGAAAAGGTTGGTTATGAAATTATCATGAACGAAGGTATCGTTCCTGCGACATTAGATGCTGACAATCTTAAACCAATGCCGAATAGTAGAGCTTGGGATTATGAAACCGAAAATCAGCCATATCTTGCATCAAAAAAATCCTGCTTTTCAAATCATATTCGTTTTTGGAAACAAGTCGTAGAATCAAATGAAACTCAGATTTTTTTAGAGCATGATGCCAGAGCTATTCGTACATGGGATAATCCAGACTTCGACGAATATTTGATATTGAATATGGATGCTGCATTTCGTAATAATAGAGATTTATGGAAATGGCATGCGGAGTCATATGAGTATAACGGTAAAGGTAAAACTGTTATTAAAGAGAATGTTTCGTCCCTAAAATATCACAAAGAAAATGAATGGAAAGATTCATACTTAGTTCCAGGAACAGCCGCATATGCAATAAAACCATGCGCTGCTCAAAAACTTCTTGATATCGCATATAATAAAGGTTGGGATCAAAGCGATTTCTTTATTAATAGTGCTAATATTCATATTCAATATTCTGATCCACAACATTTTGAATTCTCTGGCGTAAATCTAAAAACTAGCATGGGATTTAGATAATGACAAAAAAGTATCTGTTGTAAAAAAGATTGAATTGCGTAATAAACGCGAAGGTGAGAAATGATGAGAGCATTTGCTATTACAATGTGGCGACACGAAGGTTCTGAAATGGGCTTCAAACGACTACAACAAAGTTGGGAGTCTTCGAAGCAATCATTTCCTCTCAAAAGATTTACCGCGGTTACATACGATGACGACACTGATGCCATCATGAAATCGCATAAAATCAAATGGAATTATCCATGGAAAGAAGCAGAGCTTGACTGGGCTTCTGGATTACTTAAAAGCCCATATCCTACAAGAAATCCTAAAGCGCGAATTGCCTGCGCATTAAGCCATTACGCGCTTTGGAAAAAATGCTATAATGAGAGTGAATCAATTCTAATATTAGAGCATGACACAGTTTTTACTAAAACCTTAAATTATAAGTTTATTCTTGATTCAAAGTATGATATAATTGGTATCAATGATCCAAGAGGAGCGACGAGGCTTTCTCAACTATTTCATAATACAGTAGAAGAAAATATACATCCTGTCCAAAGACCCCCATTAATTGACCATTTACATATTCCCCAAGGTATTGCTGGAAATAGCGCGTATATAATGAAACCAAGTGGAGCTAAGAAGATGTTAGATCTGGTCGATGAATATGGACTATGGCCAAATGATGCTATTATGTGCAGACAACTTGTTCCTACTCTTGGCATCACGAAAGAATATTATACAAAGGTATTAGGCTTCGGCTCAACAACATCGCTATGAAATCATATGTAATAACAATTCTAGACAATCCTCGGTCGGTTCAAGTAGCTGACCGTTGTGTTGCATCAGGTAAGAAGTTCGGCATTGATATTGGAAAGTTTAGCGCAGTAACGCCAAAAACTCATGATCCCGTGCAATTTGCCGAGTCGTTAGATATTCCTACTGATGGCTTTAAAGAGATTTATTCTCGTTATGAGAATTGTTTGTCAGCATTTCTTTCTCATTATCTTCTATGGGAAAAGTGTGTAAACCTAAATGAACCCATGTTAATTCTTGAGCATGATGCAATTATTGTCAATAACATTCCAGTATTTGCTGGATATAAACATTTACTGAATCTCGGCGAACCTAGTTATGGAAAAGCAAGACAACCTATGATGCTTGGTGTTGGACCTCTTACATCTAAGCAATACTTGCCCGGTGCTCATGGATATATGATTAAACCTTCGGGCGCGAAGATGCTAATGGACAGAGCACAACTAACAGCGATGCCAACTGATGTGTTTATTAATAAAACTAATTTTCCTTGGCTAGAAGAATATTATCCATGGCCTGTAAAGGCAGTTGATTCATTTACTACAATTCAAAATAAGCACGGCTGTGCTGCTAAACATAATTATGGTGCGACTTATGAAATCATCTAGATTATTCATTACTGGCTGTGATTCTAAGACAGAATGGATGCTCCCGTGGTTTGTTGAAAACTTTAAGAAACATATGCCAAATGAGCAATTGATGATTTTCGATTTTGGTATGGAAAGTGATCTATATCCAGAACTTAGAAAGTCCCATAGAACGACCGATGTCGGCTGGTTTAAAAAACCTAGTGCTATGATGAAAGCCTCTAACCATGCATATCAAGTTTGTTGGTTAGATACTGATTGCCATATTCAAGCAGATATTAGTGATATATTTGACCATGTAGAAACAAATAAAATCGCTATGGCTGTTGATAATCCTTGGACAAATAGGCGCCGAGAAAAATGGCACAATAGTGGCGTTGTTGCCTTCGAAGGTTGCCCATCTATTCTTGGCTTCTGGGCAACAGAGGTAAGTAGATTTCCTAAGGTCGGCGATCAAGAAGTTTTGCATGAAATGGTAAAAGATGATATGAAAAGAATGATACATATCACTGATCTACCGCATGAATATAATACATTACGTCTTGATGTATTGGATGGAACTACTCCTAAGAATATCAAGGTTATGCATTGGACTGGTGCTAAAGGCAAAATGAAAATTAAGGAATTGATGAATGAGTAGAATTGTTCACGTTATTGGAAATGGTGATAATTCGGCCTTATATAAACCCGCGAAGGGTATTAAGATCACATGTAACCTTCCACCATTTTCCGTAGAAAATGTATATGGATCTTGTATGGTTGATTTTAAAATGATGCGCGCGATGCATGAAGGCAGTGTGCAAGTTCCAGGTGAATGGATTCTAGGATTCAGGCCTCACAAATATCTTGAGATGTATCCCAGCATGAGACTACAATGGGCTAATCAAATTAAGGAGTTTTACCTTGACAAACCGCCTTATGTTGCAAATTATACCGACTTTAACTGTGGTCACATGGCTGTTCATTACTCGGCCAATAAACTTAAAGGCACCGAGATTCACATGTATGGATTTGATTCCATATTTGATTTCTCATTAAGAAGTTGTACTGATTTCTATTTACAATCAGATCGTGGTGATACAAACAACATGAGATTGATTAATAACTGGCGACCAATTTGGAATGGTATTTTTAATCAGTTTAGTGAGACTCAATTTGTATTGCATCATAAACATGCTGATGTTAAGATCAATAAACCTAAAAACGTTGAAATAGTAACAAAATAACTGTGTACATCCATAGTGCTTCGATATAGTATAAATATAACGAACATAAGGAAAATACAATGCCACAATACGACGATCCATGTGATTGTGTCGAACATTGGATTATGCATCTTAAGGAAATGAAATGAAACTATTGACGACGACAGTTATTGCCACGATGATGGCTCCTATGGCCTTTGCTGGAGAAACAGTAAACGCTCGGGTTAAAGATCATTACGCAACAGTATATGAACATATTCCAGTGACAAAGCGCTACTGTGAAAACGTTGAAGTTCCTGTATATGGTACACGACAAAAGAACGGTAATGCTGCTGAAGGTGCCATTCTTGGAATGATCATCGGTGGACTTGCAGGTAAAGCAGTCACTGGTAAAGATAATGGTGCTGCAGCTGGTGCTATTATGGGTGGTGTAATTGGTGCTGACAAAGGCGCCAAACCTAAAAATGAAACTGTTGTTACTGGTTATCGTACAGAGCATCAATGCACTGACGTTACCGAATATGTAAACAATCCAAAAAATGTTTACGATTATTCAACTTTAGTGTTTACATTGGACGGCAAACAGTATAGAATAGATTTTAATAAATGAAGTTAAATGACTCCTTAGCTCAGTGGATAGAGCAAGTGCCTTCTAAGCACTAGGTCGAGGGTTCGAATCCTTCAGGGGTCGCCATATTCGTCAGTGCAGGTTTGCTCTTATCAATAGGTATCAAGGCGTCATACCATCAGATAAGTATGTGGTTCGATTCCACAACTGGTACCAATTAAAAGGAACGATTGATGACAGTGTATGCAATTGAACGTAACGGTAATCTGGTTAAACATTATGTTTTTGAAGGTGATATTACTAAAATGCACACAAGACAACATTCGGTTGTTGATTTGACTTTTGATAATGAGAAATCAGCATTGGAAGTTGCAAATAAATTAAACGCTACTGTCGTTAAAGTAGCATAACAAGGAATTATATTATGAAAAATTACTTTGATTTTAAAGGTACAGCAAAACGTCAAGAATATTGGGCAGTACTTATTGCTTCAATCGTTGCAGGTATTATCGGGATTGTTATTACTGAGACTATTCCACTTGTAGCACTTGTTGTTTTTGTTGCAACTCTTTGGGTATATCTTGCAACAACTGTTCGGCGTCTACGTGATGCTGACTTGCACCTTGCATGGATTATCACAGTATTTCTCCCTTACATCGCAACTGTTGCTGCCATTGTATTTGGCATTGTAGGCAGCGCAGAGCAGAAAGAAGACTAATATGGAACCGATTACAGCAGCATTTTTCTTTGTTATGGCGTTTGCTATTGGTGAAGAAAACCGAAAACAAGATGAATTTATTTTAAATCAACAAACAGAAATTAAAGATCTAGAAGATGATCTATATGCGACAGACGAATCTTTATATAGCCTTGTGGGATCGCACGCGTCCGCTGTCGCAGCTCTGAAAATGGAAAATGAACATTTGCGTATGCGAGTGAAATCTCTTGAAAGCGCATACGGCTACTTGGAAGGAAAAGTAGAGCTTTTTCATCCGTAAGTTTAATGCGGGTATAGCCCAACAGGCAGAGGCAGTTGACTTAAAATCAATACAGTGTGGGTTCGAATCCCACTACCCGTACCAAAAATTTTGGTCCCTTAGTTTAGTGGTAAAACACCCGGCTTATACTCGGCATCGTCTCCAGATTAGAGAGCGTCACAGGTTCGAATCCTGTAGGGACTACCAATATTAACTTTGATGTGAGGTGGTTCGAATCCACCCACTTCTACCAAAATTATATAACGGAGAAATTACGTGTTTACAAAACGAAAGACTCATCGGGTCATATTTGAATCAAGCGATACTAATACAAGAATCCTTGATATCTACAAGAATAAAAAAGGCACATTCAAACTTTTCTGTGATGTAAAAAGATCATCTGCAACCATTGGTATTAATACTAACTACTGTATCTCCTATTTGAGCTCGACTGGGTGGACAGTTATTGCGGACCAGAATGATCTTGGTCTACCCAAACTATCAATTGATGACGGATCTAACGACGTTGTTGAGAAAATTGAAGCAGGTTTCGCTAAGTTTATTGAACTAGCTGATTTGATCTGATGTCAATGAATAATTGTCCGGAATGTAAAATTGAATTGGGCCATGATAATTTTTGTCCCATTTGTAGAGTGAGAAGATGAAATACTTACTTATTTTCGCGCTGCTAGCTGGTTGTGCTAATGTTCAGGACAATACAACTACTATGGACAAAGTAATAATCGCAACAGGCCTTGCTTTTCTAGCCTTTGGGGCTGTAGAAATAACACAACAATAATTGGAATTATATTATGACACTATCCTTTAACCCAAATCAATCATTTGTTGATATGGTAATGAGTCTCCCTGATCAAGTTATTACTGACTTCTTTGAATCAATGGGAATTGAAATTAATCTCCAAGATGAAGACGAAGGTCTTCTTTATGATTGTGAAGCTTAAGGTTCTTTGGTGTAATGGTTAGCACAAAGCGCTCATAACGCTTCAGGTCAGAGTTCGAATCTCTGGGGAACTACCAAAACTTTTTATATTTATTTTCACTTTTTGTGAAAACACTCTAAAAAATGTATATATAATACTATATAAAACAAGGAACATCTTTTCAATGACTATCAATTCCACATATCAACTCCCGACAAAGAACGTGCAAACGCGCGGATGCTTTGCCATGGGTGGATGGAATATTGATATTCACGAGAGGGTATTTTAAAGAAGACATTTTTAACAAGTCTGATTTTAACAACCCTCCAAGTGAAAACTTCGGAGGGTTTTTTATTATGGTGTCACTGATGGTTCAGACGGTTCTCTCATAAGGAACTAGGGAAGATTCGATTTTTTCTGACACTACCAAGAAAAATTTCAATTTAGGTGTTTACAACCAAATTTGAATAATGTAAGATACTAATATGAGAACGAAGAGATAATATCAATCTTCTCAAAAGTGGATAAGCGGAACGAGACTGCGAGTAACCACTATAAACAAACTCAAATGGGCGTCCTGGAGGATGGAAGCGTAAGCGGAAAAATCCCAGAAGAAACAGTTAATTCTGTTTTCACATGCACTATGAATAATGGGAGGTAGACGGTTCGATTCCGTTCGTGAGGTGGTCCTCATTTGCCGACGGGCAACCGTGGTTCGAGTCCACAAGTAGTGCAGTTGAAAATAGAATTGGTCGGTGGCCCGGATGGTAAGGGGTTGGATTGCAAATCCATAGCACTGAAAAGTAGCGTGTTCGATTCACGCACCGACCTCCAAAATAGATCAAGCCGAACGGATCTCGAAAGTCCTTAGGCCCGCTCCTGAGGATCAAGCCACTGGAAGGTTCGAGACTTCCTTTGCAGGGTCGTCACCTGCCAGGAGTAAAATATAAGGGGAAGTAAAGCGGATAGTTTCCGCAGCGAGTCTGTAAAACTCGTCTTTAACCGGGAGTGGAGCGTAACCACACTTCCCCACCATTTTGTTGGAAGGTAGCTCAATTGGTAGAGCCCCTGATTTTGATTCAGGTGGTTGCAGGTTCGAGTCCTGCCCTTCCAGCCAATATGTCGGTATAGTGTAATGGTAACACGGCGGCTTCCAACTCCGCAAATCTGGGTTCGATTCCTAGTACCCTCGCCAAATAACGGGTGTGTCGCCTCAAGGTGAGGCAGTGGACTGTAACTCCATCGAGGGTTTCCTCATGCTAGGTTCGATTCCTAGGACACCCACCAAAATGAAAGATAATGAAATGCTTACGGAATCGCAAATCACTGAAATGATTGATCTTCTTATCAGCTGTGATGAAAATACAAAGGTGTATCTTGGTTGTGATTCAGTTCGCTATGTCAAGAAAGATAGATTCTGGGGACGTTTTGCAACTGTTGCTATTGTTCATAAGAATGGTAATAAAGGTTGCAAAATCTTTTCAAATGTATCCCATGAGCCAGACTATGATCTAAAGTCTAACAGACCTAAAATGCGTATGTTGACTGAAGTTAGAAAAGTCTGTGATCTGTATACGCAGATAGCACCGTTCATTGATGAATTTGAAATTGAAATTCATTTGGATATCAATACCAACCCTATGCATGGATCAAACTGTGCTGCTGGTGAAGCAGCTGGATATGTTCTAGGCATGACTGGTATTCATCCAAAGTTGAAGCCTGATAGTTGGGCAGCAAGCTTTGGTGCTGACGGTGTTGCTCACGGAAGAACAGAAAAAAGTGCAAATTAATTACATTAAGGGGTTTACAAACACTTATACATAGTGTAAGATACATATAACAAAGTTTATTCCCAAGTAGCTCAGTTGGTAGAGCATCTGACTGTTAATCAGGTTGTCGGCGGTTCGAGCCCGTCCTTGGGAGCCAATAATGGAAGTGTGGCCGAGTGGTTTAAGGCTCTAGTCTTGAAAACTAGCGTAGGGGAGACTCTACCCAGGGTTCGAATCCCTGCGCTTCCGCCATGTTTATAGTTTAGGGGGATTAGCTCATCTGGGAGAGCGCTTGATTTGCATTCAAGAGGTGATCGGTTCGAGTCCGATATTCTCCACCATATTGCCCCTATAGCTCAGCTGGTAGAGCAACTGATTTGTAATCAGTAGGTCCGCGGTTCGAGTCCGTGTGGGGGCACCATAATTGCCCAATTGGTGGAATTGGTAGACACGCTGCACTTAGGATGCAGTGCTTCGGCATGGGGGTTCGAGTCCCTCATTGGGCACCATATCATCTAGCAGAAAAGGAAAAAGATTAGATGGCATACTGGGGTTATCATGCAATGTTTGATTGCGCAGCATGTGATATTGATAGTATCACAAGCAAAGAGAATGTATATAATTTTATTAAAGAATTGGTTCCGGCAATTGATATGGTTGCATTTGGCGAACCAATGATTGAGCATTTTGCTACTCACGCCCCTGATAAGGCTGGTATTAGTTTTGTTCAAATGATTGAGACTAGCAATATAAGTGGACACCTAGTAGATGCAAACGGTGACGCTTATATTGATATTTTCTCGTGTAAGCCAGTTGATATTGGTGTAGCACAAGATACAATTGAAAAGTTTTTTAAGCCTACAAAAACTCGTGTAAACTTTATTACACGTAGCGCAGGCTAAGATTTGACGCAGAGTAGTAGCAGTCCGGTCAGCTCGCCAGTCTCATAAACTGGAGGTCGGTGGTTCGAATCCACCCTCTGCAACCAATTAGGAAGTGTGGCCGAGTCCGGCTTAAGGCACTAGTCTTGAAAACTAGCGAACCGCAAGGTTCCGTGGGTTCGAATCCCACCGCTTCCGCCATATAAAGTTTAAGCCGCTATAGCTCAGATGGTAGAGCGCCTGATTTGTAATCAGGATGTCCGGGGTTCGATCCCTCGTGGCGGCACCATAATAAAGGCACCTTGACTTCGGTCTTGGTGCCTTTTTTTTATTATAGATACTTTATATGATATAATATATAATGATAGGAATATATTATGAATGAACTTAAATCTTTTTATTGGTCTAATGATTCTAAAAAAATATTAAAAACAGAAGGTTGGAAAATACACTTTGCCGATGGAACATCTGAATTTGATGTGCTTGCAGGAGGATTGTCCTTTATATGTGGTCAAGGAAATAGAGATATTTTAGAAGGCTTAGAGGATGCTATTTGTCAAGTTTCCCGTAGCCAGTCTAATAAAGGGCATTATACTGACTCTATTGTGAAAGCCGGAGAAATTTTAACACAAGGAATGTGGCATTCGCATTCGTGGGCGCTTTCTGGCACCAACGCAGTAGAAGCAGCAATTTCAATGAGTGACGAATATTGGGCTGAATTGGGAGAATATAAGCCACATATTGTATCTTTTCCTTTCGCTTGGCATGGATCCAGTTATCTTGCAAAGTCTTTAGGAACTCCTGAGATTCTTTCACACGTATCTAGTAGAGTTAAACACGCGACTGAAGAATCTCTTGAAGATATTTTAGATCAAAATCATGTGGGTTGTATTATTTTTGAAACTTCCACTTTTATGAATGGTATCAGACCTAGACCTAGGTCTTTCTGGAAGAGAATAAGAGATATCTGTGATGAAAGAGATATTCTTATGATCACTGATGATGTAGCTTCTTGTTGGGGAAGATGTAAAGATTATCACACTTATAATGTTAGCGGATATGGAATTCAGCCTGATATATCAGCCGTCGGTAAAGCTTTAACTGGCGGTTATTCGCCTCTTGGGGCGGCATTGTGTAATGATAAAGTTGGTGAAGTTATATCTAAACCAGGCGTATGGAAATATCCAGGTACATGGCAACCATCAATGGTGGGTATTCATTTAATGATCAATACTTATAATTATATGACTACTAATAACCTTATCGCTAATACATATAATATTGAAAATCATTTGGATATTTTAGGAAAACGTCTAATTGATAAAGAAGTAATTGATGACTATAGACTGCACGGCGCTTTCTTTGCATTTGATTTAAAAGATCAAGTAAATGCGAGTGGATATAGCTCTACTAAGACTGAAGCCAATACTATTAAAGGTTGTGCTCCATTAATAGCAAACGAAGAGTACTTTAAGGAACTCGAAACATATGTCTATCAAAGTTAAGTTTCTAGCATTTAGCTATACTAAACCATATTCGTTCAATCCTGTTGCATTTTGGCTCCGTTCTTTTTATAAGAAAAACGGCAAGCATTATGACAAATTTGAATGGCTTCCTACAGAATATTTCTATGATGAATCCGTTGTAGATAAAATCATAGATGAAGAGACAAATATTCTCTGCCTGTCAGTTTATATTTGGAACTTCGAAAGTATGATGAAAGTCGCCGAAGAAGCTAAAGCTAGAAACCCAGGTCTTATCATATATGTCGGCGGGCCAGAATGTCATGCTCATACCGAAGACGATTGGTTTGAAAAATACCCATTTGTAGATTTTGCAATATATGGTGATGGCGAAAAGGCCTTCGCTGATCTTCTTGATTGGGAAATTGAATCACCGACATTTTTATCAGATATTCCAAACATAGTGTATAGAGATCATAAATCAAAGCATCAAATTTTTAGGTTTAGGGAATACGAAGAATACAGTCCATATTTGGATTTAAAAGAAGATTTTCTTTCTGATTATAAATCATTTAAATCTAAAGTCGATGATGCGTTTGTGTATCTTCCATACGAGCGTACCCGTGGATGCATGTATTCATGCGCGTTTTGTGATTGGCAAGGTGGTTTACATTACAAGGTCAATAGACGCATAAACGATTATAAGCCTGAGATTGATTTCTTTGTTGATAATAATATTAGAACAATGCACATTGATGCTAATGTTGGAATGGATAAAGAAGATATTCCATTATACGAATATGTTTATGATAAGATGCAAGAAAATCAGTTAGAGTTTATCCCGACTGAACCAAGAAATATGGCAAAGCTCAATAAGGATAAAGTTGCTAAGATATATGATATCCTGTGCAAAGCTTCTCCAAACTATAATGTGAAAGTATCTCTACAATCCATCTATGAAGATGTTTTGTCTTATATTGAAAGACCTGATATTCCATGGGATCAACATAAGCAAATCATTATGAAAACAAAAGCTGATCACCCTGGAATTAAGGTTGTGCCTGAACTTATCATGGGTTTGCCTGGAATGACTTATGACAGGATTAATGAGACTCATCTTGAATTTACTGATATTCCTATGACTCACATATATGCATATGAATGGATCTTGTTAAAGAAAGCTCCGGCGTACTCTAAAGAATATAGAGATAAAAATAGCCTTACTGTAACTAAAACTTTCTATCCTGCTATTTTTACTGGTTTGGATTCTGAAAGTATATCATATGATGATTTTATAGAAGATCCTAATATTCCTATCAATAAAAATCAGGCATATTTTATTGATATGGTATATGATAAAACTCTAGGGATTAAAGGAGTAATTTATAATAAAATCATAACAAGGCTTTACAATAGAATGGCATATCATCCTGACTTTAGTCGTAAGTGGCTTACTGAATATTTAAAAATGCATTCAGATTATTTTATTGATGTTGCTGAAAAAGAAGCCAAAATCCAAGATGAGTTTTTTTCAAATCATGGGTTTTATATTTGGGGAAAATGTGATATAATTGAAAACAAGATTAGAAATTATGAAGCTGTCATTGATCAGTATATAAACACAACTTTGGAAGGAATTTAATATGTGGACTCCATTTTTACTTGTATGTTACCTTCAGGGTATCGATGAGCCTGAAAAAATTTGTCGAACATACGTCCCAGAATATATCACAGCAACTGAGGATGATTGTAATTATAGCTTAGGTATAGGCTATGCATTTGCCCAGACTCAGGGGTATGATATTGAAGGATATTACTGTCATGAATGGAATCCCGTTAAAGGAGAGAAACTCTAATGTCTGATTTTGACTTTGGCTTTACTGCCGTTGATGAAGACCAAATAGATTTTGTGGCGAATAGCCAACAAGTAGCGGAAGATGCTCAGAAAAGACTTGATGCACTTTACAATGCAATTATGCCACTACTTACCAATCTACAAAAGAATCCTGAAAAAGAATATATTCTCTGGCCTGATCGCCTACAGAAGGTAGAGCAGTTCCGAGATCATCTAACAAAAATTTACGGAGGATAAAATTATGTGGACTGGAATACTATTACTCTGTGTAACTATAGATACAGGAACAAAATGCTCGGCACATACATCAGGGCTATTTGCAGAAGATGAGCCGGAATGTTACGAGATGTTGGGAAATGGTATCCAGTACGTAGAGCGCCTCGGTTGGACAGTAGAAGGTTATTTGTGCCATAATTGGTATCCACAAAAAGAGGGTGAGGAATCATAATGAGCACAAAGGTTATAACAGAATATGCTGACTTTGAAGTTGATTTGGATGAGTGGACTGACGAAGAGCTTATTGATGAAATAGAAGACAGGGGCTATCAAGTAATACAAGAAGACCTTATTGAAAAAGAACTTACTCCAGAAGAACTTGAAGCTTTGCGTGAATATATTAGGGGTTATGAACCTGGAACCATTTTGTATTCAGTTTATGAGAAAATAAGGAAACGCTGATGAGTATGTGTGGTGAACTAGAAAATTTAGATCGCGAAATTGACCAAGCAAAAATCAAACTAGAGTCTCTGCAGAGACGAAGAGACGATTTGCAGCGGCTGATTGATGAAGACAGAACTCCTAAACTGGATATGCATCTAGATCCCGCATTGCGCAATTGGGAATATGATGGATATGGGAATAAGGTTCCAAAAAATCATGGCGAATAAAATTAATGTGAACGATCTCGGAAAAATGTTTGACATGGCATTTCCCGATGTTGATCGTGTAGAGATTATTGACTCTCATGGAAGATCATATGTCAATATGGATGTGAAAGAGTGTGGTCTTATGCTCCAAGATAACAATAAAACTCTAAAACTTTTTTTGAAATAATTCAAAATAAATGTTTACATTGGTGCTCTAATATAGTACTAATAGTGTGTAATCAAGATAAAGTGAGACACACAATGAGCATCGCAAAAACAATTCACTCGCAAATCAAAACAATTGACTATTGGGCTTTGGGCGCTTGGGGCGCAAAAGACCTTGTTGCTATGAATGATGGTCTCAAGTTCAAATCTAGCGGTATGGTTGGCTGGAAAGGTCAAGTATACGTCAAATATAATGAAGGTACTGATCTTTATGATATTGAATTCTTTCGAATCCGCGGCGCAAAAGTTTTTGTTGATGATATCGTTGAGGGTGTTTTTGTTGAAGACCTCGTTAACGTAATTGATGCTCAGATTAAATAAGGAGATACATAATGTCAGATCAATCTATATCACTTGCCGATGGCGTTAAATGGGCCAACTACATTTTGGAACACAGTGATGGACCAGAAGGTATGGTTCGAACCTGGGGTGACCAAGCCGCAAGAGGAACCGCAACTTGGGCTATGCTCAACAATCTAAAACAGCGTTATGAAGAAATGACTGGCAAAACATCATGAACATCAAACACTCACCAAAATTCGACATTCACGCAATTGAACAATTTTATACTGAAAAAGATGGTGTTGAGGTAAAATATGTCTGCACTTCCGCTATCGGATCAGAATCATCTGCGGGAGATATTTTCTACCGAGCAACGCCACATCCTGAGTTTGGCAATCGTTATTTTAGTCTGACGCATAATGGTAAAAATCTTATGGTTGGCAATGCCGATAAGATTGAAGAAGCCGAGTTTGGTATGGTTGAAGGTCCTGCTGGTTGGGAATACTCTCAACACCGTCACGACTACCGACAAGTTGGCAACTGTGCTGTTGATGGTGGCCGTTCATACTTTCGTCGTGTTGGAGACTTGAGTGCTCCTGCGAAATACATGAAACTTGTAGATGGCAAATTTGTGGAGAAATAGAATGATTAATCTAATGCAAGGCGACTGCTTAGAGCGGATGAAGGAAATCCCTGAAGGATCGGTTGACATGGTGTTGACTGATCCCCCTTATGGCACGACGTCCTGCAGGTGGGATATTGTTATCCCGTTTGAGCCTATGTGGGAGCAGTTGAAGCGTATCACTAAGCCATCTGGGGCTATTGTGTTGTTTGGTAGTGAACCCTTTAGTAGCACCTTGCGGCTGAGTAATGTAAAGCATTATAAACATGATATTTACTGGAAGAAGGAAAAGGCAACTAACTTCTTTCAATTAAAGAAGAGGGTTGGTAAGGTGACGGAGAATATATGTGTATTCTATGAATCTCAGCCCACATATAACCCACAAATGGTTAAGCACGAAGGGAAGTTAGTAACTAATAAAGCAAGAGGAACACACGACTCGGTTGTTTCGGGTAAGTCAAGTAAGGCAATAACGCCATATAAAGACACAGGTTATAGGTATCCTATTGATATATTAGAGGTAAATAGAGTTCCATTAGGTAAAACTCAACACAACACTCAAAAGCCCGTCCCTCTCATGGAATGGCTTATCAAGACCTACACCAACGAGGGTGAAACGGTGCTGGACTTCACAATGGGCAGCGGCTCAACGGGCGTAGCAGCTAAAAACCTTGGCCGTAGTTTCATCGGCATTGAGATGGATGAGAACTATTTCAATATTGCCAAGGAGCGGATTGATGGGGCAGAAAAACTTCGCCCGCAACCGCGACCGGAGGGAGAGACAGAATGACTGCCTTGATCGGAACAGACGAACTGCTAGACCGCATTAAAATGCTTGAGGCGGAAAACGAAAAACTACGCAAAGCGCTCGATATCTATCAACGTGAACGTGATCGCTATAAACATGCAACCCCAGAAATGAGTGGGTTGTATTTCTTGACTGGTGGCCATGGACCTAAGGATGATAATCAAATGCCCCAGTTTGTGGAAATCTGTCCTGCATATGGAGCGGGTTGGGTAATGATTTATGAAGATACTGGTCGCACTATTAGCTATGAGGGATCGTGATGAGCATGACAAGTAAAGCACAAGCCTATGATGTTCTGGTAAGAGAACTGTTTAGATTGCTTGATATCACAGAACAGACTGATGAAGGCAGATACTTTAGACCTAATGTAATCCATTCTCGTCGTGCAATGGATGCAGAAAAGCTAGAACAGGTTTTGAAAGACCTGAAAAACGTATTGGAGGATTGGGGATAATGTACAAGCCGGATAATTGGGTAATCATCAAACTCAAAGGAGATGACCCGCATTATCGTGTTCTTGCGGGCTGGTCTGGAGGATACACGACTGGCGACTCTTGGCGTATGAACAGTGGTATTACAAAGGTAGAAGAAGATGACAGCGCTTATTATTTCTCTGGTTCTAGTGGCTCTACATATCGTTGTGGTAAAGAGTCTTACACGCTAAGAATGAATAACGCTCATGTATGGGCTGCTCTTGAGCACCGTTATGGCGATAAAGTTGAACTGATGCCAGAAGATACTGATTTTATGAATATGGATTGGATTATTAAACAATAATATGAAAGGTGAATTTAGGGGTTTACATCTCTGTTTGATTGTGGTATAACGTCATGACAACAGCAATACTTAATACCGACGGCGGTGATGATAGTATGCTATTTCATATGCGAGTAGATGGCGTAACATTTACGGTCACATACTGGGACTATGATGAAATTTACACAAATGCCACATACGAAGATGTAGCCTTTGCCTTTGATATGACAATTAAAAGAAATGATATAGAGCTTTCAGCAGAAAGCCTTGATCTTGCTATTAATCTTGTATTAGACTTCCTTACAACTGGAGAATTTTAAATGAAAGCTTATATCGGACCGTATAGACATCGCTGGGTGAGCTACGTCCATGACAAATACATGGATAAAAAATACGGAGTGCAGTGGAAAGAAAGCAGCACTAAGTTTGAGCATCTCCTAGAAAAGCTTGAAGATGGTTTGCAGTGGCTTTATAATATTACTATTAATCAAATCATAGACAGACGTAGTGATCAAAAAATCAAGGTTCGCGTTGACAAGCATGACACTTGGGGAATGGATCACACTCTTTCTCATATCATTCTACCTATGCTTAAACAACTGAATGACACTAAACACGGTGCACCATTCGTAGGTGATGAAGATGTTCCAGAAGAACTTCGTAGCACATCTGCGCTGCCCAAAAAAGATCAATACGACTTGGACGACAATCACTTTAAGCGTTGGGACTGGGTCATGGATGAGATGATCTGGGCCTTTGAGCAGAAGCAAGATGATGATTGGGAAAGCTCTTATTACGAATACGAGGAAGATCCTTCTAGCATGTTTGGTCTAAAACTTGTTTGGTCAGACGATGAAGGTCGCAAAGCACACCAAGCACGTATGACCAACGGTTTCAAACTGTTTGGAAAATATTACGAAAATTTGTGGGATTAACCGCATTTTTTTGTTTACAGTCTCCTTATGATATGATAGAACTTATATAACATAAGGAGATACACTATGATTATTGTTAATGACCTTCAAGATGCCACAATGATGAAGGACAAACTGTCTAGAATTATTCGTAATTCCGTTAACTGCGATAAATCTAGCAAAGACATCCTTGTCGAGCTCATGTTTCTTGTTGAAGATCTTAGCGAAAACATTGATCGCATTGATCGTATGAATTCTAAAATTCTTGTGGAGAGCTCACGTGAAATTTAATGTAAAAGATTTGGATCTAGATCAGCTTGAAAAGGATACCATCCTTGAAGCCCAAGAGATATGGAATCCTGAAGGTGATCGAACATATCAGAATGTATATGATATGGTTTCTATCGGTAAGCCAGCTGAAAACTTTTTGAAAGAAAAGGCAAAGTTTACAAACGATATTCGTAAATGGCACGATCTGGTATCTCCGTGTGGGCATACAGTAGAAGTCAAAGTACGCAATCCAATGAAGATTGCCGCTACTTTGTCTGAGTTGTCTATGCTAAGAGCTGATCCAAGACGTTATCTACAATCCGATTGGGTATTTATTTTTACGATGGAAGGTCGAGAGACATATAATCTTCATGGCACATACAAATGGAATGATGGCATGGGCGAATACATGTCAGAAACATTTGACTGGAAGTCTGAATACGAGGTCTGGTCTTCTTTGAATGCTGACCGTGAATTTTTGATAAACTACTAATACACTGTGTACAATACAATCCACATGATCTATTCTGATCGTATACATAATGGAGATACTTGATATGAAAATCGCAACAACACAATCCGAACGTCTGGCTCTAATCAAAGAGATTGCACAGCGTAAAAAGCTTATGTCAAAAATCAAATCAGAGTCGAATTTGGTTATCGGTAAAGCGAAGGCATCATCTAAACCTGCTCGTACTTTCATGGATGTTCCAGAAGATGCTTCAAAAAACCCAAATTATTATACCGACTCAAGCAAATATGCTGCGCAATACTACGGCGAAACATTCCATGAAACCACAAAGTTTGATAGCCACTTTGCGAATGGTGATTGGGACTAATGCTTGATAAGCAAGTTGCGAATGTCATTAAAGATAATATGAATATGATGGTGCCTTTTTATCTTATGGCTTCATACGCGTATTATGTTGACGATGATCCTATTTTAACCGATGGGTTTTATGACAATCTTGCCAAGATCATTTATAAAGAATGGGATAATATTACGCATCGGCATAGAGATGTGATAGATAAAGATGCGCTGAAAGCAGGAAGCTTTTTGGGAAAATATCCAAGCATCATTGAAGGTGCATTAAAAAGTTTTCGCGATAACACAAAATAAATGTGTACAAATGCTATCAAATATGATAGGTTACTACACACAATATATGATAAAGGACTATAATATGAAGAACTTGAATTCAGCAAAGGAACTAGACGCAATGGCACAGGATACAAATATCCCAGAATCTGTGGAAGAACTGGAATTGCTTGCCTCCAATATTCGTAGCCAAATTCGAATTAAAATGATCGAAGAGCTACAAACCGGAACGCGAGTTGTGACATTCACAAAGGTGAATGGCGAACAACGTGAAATGACATGCACATTGGACCCGAATCTTATTCCAGATCCAATTGAGACCAAAGCCAACAAATCACCTAAGGCTGTAAATGAGGAAGTTCTTCCTGTATGGGATACAACAGCACAAGGCTGGCGCGCCTTTCGCATCGATAATGTGACTTCTTTCACATGAATTGGTTCACATATATCAAGTATATGATCATCTTACGGTGGAATACATTGTTTCGCCGTAAGAGTGAAAAGGGCCATCTATACATTTACGAGCAAAACGTGGACGACGACAAATAGGAAATTAAAATGGATCCATTTACAGTTACACTATTGACTATCGCTGGATGCTCTATTGCATCGTTTATGATTGGTTATAATCTAAACAGAATCCACAAAGATGAAGTCATTAATAATACTATAACCTACCTGTGTGATAATGGGTTTATTAAACATTATGTCACGGAAAACAATGAGATTGAACTTGTTGAGTTGAATAAGGAAATGCCATATGGTAGCCAAGACCCTAAAGAAGAAGATTAAGACTCTTCCGCGTAAAATCAAAACAGGTCTGGCTGCAGCTCCTACAGATGATTTCCGTTGGTTCTATGACTATATCCGTATGGAAGTAGACAAGAAAGATCTTGCTTCAATTATTAAAAGCTATATCAAAAAGCATTTTAAAGGTGCCGAGCAAAAGCTTTTGCTGTCTGCGCCTGAATGGTGTTATACAGCTGAACCCGGAGTTGCAGCATCAATTCATTGGCAAGCGCTGGGACATGAATTTCCAGTTAAATGGGATGGTGTCAAGAAGGTTCAGTCGTATATTGATCGAATCAAATCTAGGGCATTGGATAATGTGAAAGAGGATGATGCTGCTTCTGTGGTAACTCGACGTTCTCCAATGGAATTGGTTAAAGAAAAGAACTCTGAATTTATTTCTGAGATTGAAGTCACGATTGATATGTTCGGCACTGAGGTGTTTAATGATTGGGATAATTATTCCGTCTACAATGAAATGATTAAGGCTAACCTCAGCGCTATCGGTGGTAAAGCTGTAATTGATTTCTATACCCCTTTGAAAGAAGAGCTTGAAGAGCTGGTGGAAAAGAAAACTCCAGATTTGGTTGAAGGCTATTCTCATATGAGTAAACCACAGCAGAAGAAATATCTTAAACTCATCTCGTCTATTATTGATGATGCAAACCGATATTGTGCAAGTAAGAAAGCTACTCGTAAGCCGGCAAAACCTCGTGTCAAATCAGCAGATAAACAAGTAGCAAAGTTGAATTTCGCACCAGAGTCTTCTGAGTTTAAGATTACATCTATTAATCCGTCAAATATTATTGGCGCAAGAAGGCTGTATACATTCAACGTAAAATATCGTATAATTACTGAATATGTGTGTGAACGTTCAAATGGTTTTGAAGTGCGTGGATCTACTGTGTATGGCATCGATGCCGCTGCAAGTAGAGCTGTTAAGCTTCGCAAACCTGAAGAGTCGTTGACCACATTCCTGACCAAAACTCCTACAGCAATTAATAAGTTTTGGTCAACTCTCACCACAAAGACTATTGACGACGTGAATGGTCGCATTAATAAGGACACTATCATCTTAAGGGCACTTGATAAATGAGTCAATTCTTAACAAAGAGCGAGTTCACAAAACTCGTTGAGAAAAACGTCCTCACACAAAAGAATTCATATATGGATGTTATTCTGGATCTATGTGAAAAGCACGAAATTGATCCAGAGGATGTGAAGAAGTTTCTATCAGCTCCAGTTATTGAAAAGATCGAGGGGGAAGCAATGCTATTAAATCTTATTCCTCGTGGAAATCAATTGGATTTTGATTAAAAATTGCATATATAGTATGTTCGAAAGAACAAATATATGTTAAAATAATACAGTTATACTACAGCAAATATAAGGAAAATATATGTCTTTTGCAAATCTAAAACGTAACCGTGGTTCAATCGATAAACTTGTGGCAGCAGCGGAAGCTACAAGCAGTGGAGGTGGTAACAAATCGTTCAAAGATGAACGTATGTGGAAACCAACACAAGATAAAGCCGGCAATGGTTACGCAGTAATCCGTTTCCTCCCAGCACCAGAAGGACAAGATGTTCCATGGGTACAATATTGGGATCACGGATTTAAAGGCCCAACAGGTAAATGGTATATCGAAAAGTCGCTGACCACAGTCGGTCAAGACGATCCTGTCGGTGAAATGAATAGCAAGCTTTGGAATGCTACAGAAGATCCAAACTCATGGCAGCGTAAACAGGCACGTGAACAAAAGCGTCGTCTTCATTACGTATCAAATGTGTTGGTTGTTTCTGACCCATCCAATCCTGAGAATGAAGGTAAAGTCTTCATGTATCAGTTTGGTTCAAAGATCTATAACAAGATTATGGATGCAATGCAACCTCAGTTTGCTGATGAAGAACCAGTTAACCCATTCGACTTCTGGGGTGGAGCTAACTTTAAAATCAAAATCCGTAAAGTAGAAGGCTGGACCAACTACGATAAATCTGAATTTGATGCACCTTCTGAATTGTCAAGCGATGATGCATACCTTGAAGGCATTTATAACTCACTTCATCCAATTCAAGAGTTTGTTGATCCATCAACATTTAAATCATATGCTGAATTGAAAACTAAGCTTGATAGCGTATTGGGAACTCAGTCTGAAATGTCGATGGCACAACAGTCGCAGATGAACCAAGAAGCACCTGCGCCAATGCCACGTGAGCAAGCTCCTTCATATCCACAATCTATTGAGGAAACAGCATCAGCACCTGCTGACGAAGAGGAAGAAGTTGATACAATGTCATACTTTGCTAAATTGGCAGCTTCATAAGTTTACATGTAACCACGTTACAATGTGATGAAAAGCCGGTAGTCCTAGTGATTGCCGGCTTTTTAACGAGGACCACTAACTCCAAGGGCAAGACCCCCATCAAGTAAATCTACAGTAGCACCTCTTGGCATAACAATACCGGAGTTATTTGTTACTGTCGTACTATTATCGTTCATAGAGACGTTTCCGCCAGCCATTCTATTAATTCCGTCACGGATATCTTTTAGATGCCTTAACATTTCATCTTGTTGCATAAGCTCTGATGTTGATTCTGTTAATGTTCCGCCTGATCTTTTAACACCAGATTCTCCATTAACACCAAGTGCTATTCTTAATTTATTAACACCTTCTGATACCATTTCGATATTTTCTGGTTTAATATTCTTAAGCCCACCACCAAAATCAATCTTATCTTTACCAAAGGCTTTCCAACCTCTCGGATCAAATGGTTCAGGATTATCGCCAGTCAGGTGTGGCCACATCGAAAGAACACCACCTAGGTCCTTTACCATTTTTGATAAATTGGATGATGCTTTTTCGCCACTCAGATTTGATAAGTTTTGAAATGCCATAGCAAAGTCATTAATTGCATCACCAAACGATCCCATTTTTTCAATGAGAGATTGATCAACAGTTTTTATCGGCTCGAGTGCTCTGATAATTTGAGAGATTGCACCTTTGTCTTCACCTTCGCCGAAGTTGGTTCCAAATATGAAATTTACAGCGCCTTGGATTGCGTCCTTTGCATTTGAGTAGATATTACCAATCTCGCCCAAGCCTTTTGAGCCGAAAAAGGCTGCCATCCCAGCGCCTAGACTTAATAGACCACCGCCAATTTTCTTATTGCTAATTTCAACAAGACGACCAATTGCATCTGGTGTGATTGCTAAGATTGAATCATTGAACATACGCATGACAGATACAAATCCGTCACCACCAGTTGGTAGCTTATTAATTACATCAACAATCTTACCGCCCGCGGCAAGACCGATAAACAAACCAGAGATACCAGCACCAACGCCGGTCATAATTGCAGCAATACCAAGCGCGCCTCTGACGCCAAGCGCGCCACCAGCCAATAGACCAGCAGCCGTTGACACACCAACAATAACAGCAAGAGCTTTTACAGATTTTTCATCTAAAACTCCCATAGAATCATTGAACATACTAAATGCAGATTTTAAACCACTACCATCAGCACCCGCAGTCTTTTGAAGCCATGTTATTCCTGCATCACCAGCAGCAAGACCTGTCATAAATCCAGCGATACCAGCGCCGATGCCTGTCATATTAGCTGCAATATTAGCTGCGGATTTTGGACCTTTACCTACAACAGCCAATCCAGTAGCAGCGCCTAAAATTCCAACCAATGCAGTTGCCGCAGCTGGTGTGAGCGCTCCAATTGAATCAGAGAAGCCAGTTAATATAGACTTCATTCCACCAAAGTCCATACTCATACCTAAAGCGGAAGCCCCTTCGATAAGTTGATCGCCTAGAAGTAAACCGCCTAGGAAGGCAGTGATACCAATACCCATAGCACCTAACGCTATAGCAGCTGATTTGCCGTCACCTTTAATTCCAGCCAGAGCGCTTATTCCCATAAGCGCGCCCATTACGGTTATAGCTTCTGGTTTCATTGACATAATCATGCCAGAGAATCCACCTAATGCAGATTTCATACCATCAAAATTTAGATCACCACCAAGAGCTTTTACGCCGCTAAAGACTAGATCACCAGCTAATAAACCACCGAGGAATGCGCTAATAGCAAATCCCATTGCGCCAAGACCTTTAGCTGCCTTTGTACCACCAACGGCAGAGATACCCATCATACCACCAAGAACCACTAATGCTTTTGGATCCATTTCAAGAATAATATTAGTAAAACCAATTGCAGCCTCTTTGAGTTTGCCGAAATCCATACTAACATCTAACCACTTCATTGCAGCATCACCAGCGATGAGACCACCAAAGAAAGCAGGAAGTGCTAGCCCTAATCCAGCAATCCCCGCCGCTCCGCCAAGCATTTTTCCACCAAGGCCACCTAACATACCACCTAATAAACCGCCAGAATTACCACCTGCTGCTGACGGCGCAGCAGATCTTATATTGCCCGCGGAAGCTCCAGAACCTTTATTATTTAAAAACTTTAATCGGGCCTTTTCATCTCGTTCAGCAGATGCAGTAATTTTATCGGCAATGCTTTGCATAACCGATTTAGTTTCTCGCTGCTCATCAACCATACTAATTAATGTATTGTTGATCTCTGTTAGGGTAATAGCCATGCGTTATCCTTGTTGCATCTGCTGTTTCTGTAGTTTCATATCCTCAATTAACATAGCAAGGTAGATTTCCCTCTCCCACGGAATCATCATATCCAGATCACTTAAAGAATAATGATGTTTTTCCATTAACTGGTAGTTGGACTGGTAATAATTCATTAG